GGGCAACATAGTGTCATCAATGTCAGGTTTGAAGTCGTCAGTCTGGCTAAAGGTTGGGTGGATATAACCGTAGGCCCGTGTCTTACTGTTCTGTAGGATAACCTCTACTGAAGCATCAAAGCTATTCATGACAATGTTCTCATCATCGAAGCTAGTGTAGTAGGTAGGCATACGGTCATTACGGATGTACAGAGGTGTGCCACCCTTAACGTCAGTGACTACAATACCTACGTCAGGTGTCATACGGTCTAGGAAGACCATAGGCTCTACGTAGCTTACATCTGCATAGTTAGTGCCAATGTTATACTGGATCACATCTAAGACACGAGTATTAGCTGGGTAGGTAAAGTGTGTAGGCTTAGTGCTATCAGACAGGGATGTTAGTTTAATAAGTTGACGGTGCTCAGGGATGTCCCGTGCAGATGTAATGTTAAAGAATGTATCCTCAATTACAGAAGCAATCTGTTGTGCTTCTACAGTATCTGAGATTGAGTTTACACCCTCTGAGTCCATATCACTCAGAATAGATTGTGTCATCTCTAGGAGAGTACGTTTCATTATGCAGGTGCTCCTACAATAGACCAGAAGGATGAAGCATACTGAACATCTCCTGCTACACTCTTCTTAGAGTACACTTCGATGTAGTCAGTTGGAGTGAGAAGAACAAACCCTGTGACAGAGATAGAACCCCAATCTCCTGAGGAGATAGTTCTGATAGTGTGAGCACCAGGGATGGCTACACCATTCTTATAGATCAACCATTCAACATCCCGATCACCACCTGAGGCTTGCTTGGTTGAGAGTGTGATAGTGATCTGAGCATTAATGTCTACTGTGTTATTGTATACAAGACGAGCATTAGGGGAATTGGTTACAGTGAATCCATCAACTACTGATGTAGCAAGAGTAGGATTGATTACTGTTGGTGACGTAGTTGCAGCATGTGTGTAAGCTGGGGTGGTTGCATCAAATGCTAGGTAAGCACCTACGAAGTGATGATGAGGTTTCCATGAACCTGAGCCTGAACCGTTGGCTACATATACCTCGTTAGCATTAGCTGAAGCTACACCCTTAGGTTCATGTAGGTATGGATCAGTAAGTGTTGAGTGGTTTACATTAGCCATCAGGATGTCCTTAGAGTTGGTTTAGAGTATACCTTATAGGATATACCGTCTGGGAGACAAAGAAATTATACAGGGTATTTCAAATCTGTCAACAACAAAATAACGAGTAGGAAGGGGAGCCTAAGCCCCCCAACCTTTTAGTCTTACACAGCAGGGTTTGTTACAACAGTAACGATACCTTCTGGGCGGTACTTCTTAACACCGTAACGAGCAGTAGTTACATACTCGTGACGTTGCATGTCCTTGTTGTACTCATAGTCAACCTCAGGCATCTGACGCCAAGCACCCACGAATGGGTTAGCAGTTGCATCAGCAGAGAAGAACAAGTTAGCTACACCGTTGTTGGTCGAGAAGTCGTTGGCTGTGGAGCCATCTTTCTCAAGCAAAGCAGCATCAGCAACTGTACCTTTGAGGTAGTTGGATGTGTACACGTCAAAGCCGTAGACGTTAGCTACGAACCGCATACCAGTTGCAATACCGTCACGGACGATACCTTCCCACATTGGGTTGTTGGACACGTTAACCAAGTTGGTCAGTGTGTTCAGCTGGTACTCAACGGATGGGTCAACAACTGCAACCAAACCACGGTCTGGAACATTGGCCTTCTTCAATGCAAAACGAGCAAAGGCGAAGTCTTCCAGTTCGAGACGACCAGAGTTGCCACCAGAGATACGGTGAGCAATGCTGTTGATAGCTTCAGCAGAGTTAGCAGATACACCAACTTCAGGGGAAGCAAAGGTTGTAGCTTCGAAGTGCTCCATGATAGCACGTTCTTGCTCAGGTACAAAACGAGCCTCAAGCTGTGCAGAGTAGAACGAATCCTGTGCTGCCTTCTTGGTGATGTATGTACCAGACTGGAGGTACTGGTCTACAGTGAATTGGAACTCAGCTGTATCCATCGGTGTGTAGGCGACCTGCGTGTCTTCTGTGTAGTTCGCAGTTACGGTCTCACCGATTGTTGGGATAGTGAATGTATCACCGTCTGGGAAGCCGTCAAGCATACGTACATAACGCTGTGCTTGCATCTCATCACGGAGAATATCTTTAAGCTCAGAGGAGTAAACCTCGGAACGAATCAGACGTTGCATGTCTGCATTGGAGGAAATCATACCAGCCATTGGACTAGTCCTTTCTTAGGGGGATGTTAAAGTTAATTGCCGAAACCATCACCAAGTCGCATCTTATCTTCCATAAGTTGTTGCTGGACTTTAGGGGTGTAGTATTCGTTACGATTTGTCCGACGAAGGTTCTGGTAATAAGACCAGTTACGTTCCGCCGAATTTTGCATGTTGACACCTTCCGTTCGAACCGAACCTTGAACCATTGGGTTAAAGTTTTTCTTCGGCTCACCAATCAGGCTAAAGAATGCGTTAGGACTTTCAGCTGCAATCTCTTGCATACGCTGAAGGCTAATACCTAACTCATCTGCTTTCTTCTGGACTGTAGCCTTAGCATTTGTGCCGTAGCTCTTTTCCAGTTCCTGATCTACGATAGCTAGATTCTGCTTTACCAGTCCATCTTTCTCTCGTGCAGTTAGTGTCTTTTCGACAAGGCTCTTCAGGTCATCCTCACTCAGATTAGGGTTGGTGTTCCCGTCTGACGTGCCACCAGTATTATTGTTGTTGGGCATTACAGTATTCGCAGTGGTGGGGTCTGCGGCCTTATTCTGTAATTGGTCGAGAAGTTTTTGGGCATAGTCCTGTTTACCTAAGTCTTCACGCATCTGTGTGAGTTGTGACTCAAGTTGTTGGATGTAGCCATCAGCTTCTAGTTTGCCTTTAGCTAGTACCTCAGGGTTATTCCAATTCTCTCCCTTAGCCTCTACGAGCTTTGCTACAAAAGATTCCTGTGGTGGGGCTGTCTCTGTAGTTACTTGCTCTGTCTGAGTTGTCTGTGTGGTTTCAGCACCCTCAGTAAATACACTCATAGTTATTCCTTATCCAGTGTGATTAATTTAAGCAGATCATCCAGAACCTGGTTGTATTCATTGGAAGCGATCTGTCGAAGTTCCCAATTTGGAGCTTCATAATCACGAACGGATTGTTTCTTTTTATAATCACGTTCGAGAATTTCTTTGAGAGCTTCGAAAGCATTTCGGTAGTTCATCACCTCAGCTTTACGTTTCTCTTTATCTTGTCCCTTGAGACCTTTAAGCCATGCAGTTTGCATGATTACCGTGGCTTCTTACGGAGTGGACGGGGTGGCTGCTCACGCATCTCAGCACTAGGGCTAACATCTACAATGCGGTTACGGCCCAGTGGCAGAGGCTCTGCTGTACGCATCTCAGCCCGTGGGCTAACGTCTACGTAAGGACGAGCCTGTGGACGTACAGATGTCTTAGGTGCAGTAGGACGAGCCTTAGGACGTGTAGGTTTCTTCATAGTTAAATTCCCATAGATTGGGCAGTCATAAGCTGCTCTTGGTTGATAGCTTCAGCTTCTTGCATCTGCTGTTGTGTTTCAAGTTGCTCAGTAACTGCAATGTTCTCACTGAACAATGTTGGCTCACCTAGTTCATCTGCAAGGATACGAGCAAACTCTTTACCTGACATGTGTGCTGCTACAGAAGGATCAGATAGTTTGATCTGGTACAACTGTGTAAGGTTCTGTACCCGACGAGCACGTTCAGCAAAGTGACGAGCACCTACAGGGACGATCTTACCCTTAGCTGTGATGTCATCCTTTGTGATTGTCTGGAACAAGATAGCACCTGTAGCATCATCCATAACTCGGATAGTGTCAGACATGTTCATGTTACGACGAGAGACCTCTAGCATTGCATTCAAGATTGGCTCAAGGAATGTACGTTCGAAGTGAGCAGTCTTGTGTTCAAAGATACGAGAGGCTGCGTTCTGTAGAGATTGCACCTCAAAGGCTGTCTTCTCGCCAGCAGTACGGATACCCATAGCTTGCTTAGGAGCACCAGCCATCTCTTCCATCTTGTCTTCTAGGAGCCTAATTTGCAGGTCTGCTTGCAAGGCTGTAGCATCAGGTACAAGGTAACCTACATCACCCTCTTCACCCAAGTAGATACGAGCACCAGGTTCGAAGTCAAAGTCTTCTACGTCACCACGAATCTTCATGATTGGGTAGGCAATCTGATCGAAGACATCAGCCTTGAGGTTCTCTAGGTGGTCGATACGGTACTGCATACCTACGAGGTTATCTAGTGGACCCATCGCATAGAGGTTGTCTGGACGTGGCCTCCACCCTGCGTGGAAGATAGGAGCACTACCCAACCAGCTAGGGTTCTCTTCGTTAGCTAGTACATAGGCTCGGTCTACTACAGTAATCACACGGTCACTGTGAAGCTTACCTGACTCAGTGTCGTAGAAGTCACCGTAGAAGGTAAGGATTTCTACATAGTCTGATTCATAGTACTGTTGGATTGAGGAGAAGCCATCAGCAATAAAACCATCAGCCTTGTAGTCACTATCAGAGCTACGAACAGAAGCACGAGCACTCAGCATCTTACCAAAGATTTGCTCAAGGTATTTGTTGGAAGGATCATTCTCAATCATTGCTTTAATCTCACCAAGTGTCTTGATGGATCGAATGATCTTAGGTGCCTTCTCAAAGCTAGATGCTGTAGGGTTAAAGCAGAGATCGTAAGGAGAGATACGAACAACCTTTGGACCAACGTAGTTAATCACTAGGTCTCCAGCTTCCTTAACTTGGTAGTTGTCTTCCCAAGTTACAGTAGCATAGCAGTTGCCGTACTGAATATAATCATACAACAGATTTGAGGCTGTGTCTACAAGTTTAGACTGACTTACTTTATTATTCATGTAAGCTTGAATAACATCACGTTTAGCTTTGACATTGCTGTCTCGTGTATCAGCTTCAAACCGCATCCACTTCTGTTGTGGGAACAGAGTAGCAAAGTAGTTAGCATGGAGGTTGTCCATGATCTGTGTCAGCTTAGGTGTGGTAGTGCTGTTAGACCAAGGCAACATAGCATTCTTAGTTGTCTTAGTGTCTGTAGCATACAGGTAGTTACGGAGTTCTTTCCACTCCTCCAACTTCTTCTGACGAAGGTTAGACCAAGTTTGCCAACGAGTAGCAATCTCAACAGCCATGTGGTCAGGGCCAAGCATGTGTTGTAGTTCGATAGTTTCGCCAGCCATTTAGCCTGCTCCTCGGAATTTGTTGTTAGCCCAAACGATGTTATTGCTTCTTGATCTATTTATCTGTCGAGCAGGTTTAACTGCAATGTCGATAGCTGAGGCAAGGGCATCTTTAATGTCGTCGTGAGGTGGGTGCCGCATTGTCAACTCTTCTTCGAGTGTCTGAATGTTACCACCACGGTAGTGCCAAATCTGAAGGTTATCATAACGTGGCTCAAGGGTAGATGCGATACGTTCTTCTTTGTTGCCTTGATGTTTATTAGGACGGTACTCATCAATGCTGATAGCAAGTCCGTTCTGCTTAATGAGTTCCTTCAGCTGCTTAACGATAGCTTGTTGAGCTACTGTAACTTCGGCTCTCATCTTACGGAAGGACCACTTAGCTGACAGCTGGAAGATATGTTCGAAGTACTCAGAGATACGGTCAGTACGGAAACGATCAATGTCTAGGACGTAGATGTTATTGAGGTGGTCTACACCAACTACAACGATAGCCGTGTAGTCTGCCTTCTTAGATAGACTGAAAGCAAAGTCGATAGAGGCTACGATGTTTAGCTTACGATCTTTGTAGAACCAGTAACCATTCTCTTGTGTGAGGTGCTTACGTTCGTAGTATTGGAACTTAGTACGATCAACTGGTACGTTGTCTGGGTCACTAGGATCGTTGTAGTACTGTGCTCGGAACTGAGACTTGTCTAAGTACTGCCCACGTTTCTTAGCTAGGATTTGCATAGTAAAGCCGAAGTACTTACCGTCTTTACGTTGCTGCTGAGGCCACAAGAACTCCCCAGTCCCATCTCCCCGATCCTCTACTGCCCTCTCAAGCACCTCGTAGATTTGTTCCTCTGATACCTTGTTACCGTCTGCATCATACTGATCCTCAGTCATCTGCATCAGATCATTGTAAAGATCAGCTGGATGGTAACGAGTACCTACAATCCACTCTTTAGCATTAGCACCTTCGATAGACGAGAGGAGAGAGTACTGGCTCTTAACTTTCTCACGACCTTCGTTTGTATAAGCATTTTCATAAACAACAACGTCGTCAAGAACAGCAATGTCGCAGTGCATACCAGTAAGGGAGGTAGTAAGGCCACCAGTAAAGATGGAAGGGTCACGGACATTCTCTTTCTTTCGGGCAGGGTGATCCAACATAATCTCTGAGTTGGTCCACTTAGTACGTTTACCCTCTTCTTTGTTTACATGGTCAGGCCAGTAACGACGATAAGTCTCAGAGGTGATGATAGACTTAATGAAGCCTAGTTGTTTCTCTGCTAGGTTAGCTGTAGCTGAGATGTAGAGGATACGTAGTGTAGGGTCTTTAGTTAGTTCCCATGCTACACGATAGGCTACAAGACGGGACTTACCGTGGTCACGAGGGAACAATAGAAGCTGGTGTGACTTGTGGTCTGGACGTGTCCACCAAGTACAAACATCTTCGTGAGCTTGACCTAAGATTTGCTCAGGTGCTACAAGCCTGATGAACGTAGCTAGATCGTTCTCTGCTGCCTGTCTAATTTGAGCAAGGGTTACACTCATTTATTACTAATGTTCCATTGTTTGACTACTGAGTCTAAGCCAAAGGCTGCACCAGCAAATGTAAGGATAGGTAGGTGTAAGACCTTTACAGCCTCACCCGCCAGTAAGTTTTCGTAGTAGACCCACAAGAAGGTCAATAAGAGCATTACCACTAGCAGCAGTGTTGCCACTTCCCTCTTGTACGTCTTTGGTTTTGTTGGGCTGTCCATTGAGGTATTCCTCTACCTTAAAACCTGGGCACGCCTTAGCTGATACTTCATTGTGTCCACGTATTTTAGCATTACTGTAAGTACCTGTCAAGTCCTTGAGAAGATTGTCTAGGGCTTTACGTTGTAGGTCTGTGTAGTTTTCTTCAAACTTATCGTTAGCATCAGAGCCAAAGCCACCGATGAGACAGATACCAATAGAGTTAGAGTTGTGACCCTTAGCATGAGCACCAACCTTCTCAACTGGACGACCTACACACACGTCACCCTGACGGTCTACAACAAAGTGATAGCCAATATCTGACCACCCCTTGTCCTTATGCCACCGACGAATCTCCTCCACCTTCTGTTGACAGCTGTTAGCAGCCATCCACTTAGGTTGTGTAGCAGAACAGTGAATGAAGATTTCTGTGATCTGTCTCATCAGTTATTACCTTACTGTACGAATACGTCTGGCTGTGAGGGAAGCTGTTACGTTAGCCATGATTAAACTCCATTAAACATCAGTTGCGCCAGAAAACTCTGACAAAGTTTTTAGATGTTCGTATGCTTGAGCAATGAAGTTTGAACCACTCAACAACAGTGGAACATTGTATTCCTTCATTCGATAAATCGCATTATCAGGACCAGCATGGAAAGCAACGGTAGCTTTGCCATCAACCTTTGATGCATCAATTCGATCCACACGAATGTAGCTGTCCACGTCAACACTCACACCAGTGACCAAATCGACAGTAATTACTTTTTGTAGTGCCATCTCTTGGCCTCCTTACACGTTGTATGATTTGATGAAATAGTTTCCACTATCATCAAGCTTGATGTCTGCTATCTCTCCTGGGGCAATCCAAGATAGGTTTGTTGG